GTTGGTTTAGCTTCCATTTTAAATATGTCAGTTTTAATTTTGCTTCCTTGGCTTTGAATAAAATCCATTAAGTCAGAATCAAAATTAGGATCTTTTCTAAAATCTTTGCTTTTAATAGAATCAGGAACTGTAATACCAATACCTTCCAAAGCACTAATTACATTTCTTTCTCCACTGGCATTAAAAGTATTTTCAAAAAATTGATCGGCTTTTTCTAATCCAACAGTACCTTTTATTGCTTTATCAATAGCTTTTTGAAGCATTTCGGCACCTTCTATATCTCCTGCAGCAGTTCTTAGTGCAACCTCTGCTCTTGCCTTAGCTAGGTTTGAACCTTGAACTCCATACTTAGCCGCCCCACCACCAAGTATGCCTAAAGGAGTTGCAGATGCCATAAAACCAACTACACCAGCTCCAATTTTAGCTCCCATACCAAAGTATCTGTTTACAGAATCTTCAGCACTGGAAGTAATACCTTCATACCAAGGTTCTGGAGTAGGTGGCTCTGGTCTATCGTCTCCACCAGTATCTGTAACAACAGGAGCAGTTACAGGAGCTGGCTCACACATTTTAGTTTCTGGATTATAAACCATACCTCTAGCTGCACAAGTTTCTGGAGTCTCTCCTGTTTCAGGTACAGTCGGAGTTGTACTTCCTGGACCTGTAGCTTCCCAACTAAAACCAGTACCAATATTTGGAATTACTGCCCCACCTACAGCCATACCCTGAGGTTGTTGATACATCATGTTTTGCTGAAAATAAGGATCAGACTGTTGTTGCGGTTGAACCATACCACCCTGCATCATAGTCTGTATTTCCATCATCTCTTCATCAGAAAGATCATCGTCAACAGGTTCACCACCTATTCTACCATTTCTTTCCATTTCTTGCAAGCCTATTTTTGCATCTGCTCTAAGATCTTCAAAGAATTTTACACCATAGTATTGAACAACATCAGCAGGAACAACGTATTCACCTTCAGACAATCTGGCAGGAATATCATCTCGAACTTCTTTGGCCATAGAACCAGGAGGTACTTCGTTACCTGATACAGGGTCTACATTCATACCGTCATCTTTTAGTCCACCTTCTCTCATAAAGGCCATTTCCATTTGTCTGTTCATTACTGTTCCACCTTTGTTAAAGTCCTTAGGTTTTTTTCTAAAATCTATGTTTGGGTCAAACTCTAAAGCTGCTTGTTTGTATGTACCATCTTTTATTGCTTGGTCAATTATATATAAGTTTTCAATAGCATCAGTATAACGTTTTTCTCCAATGGCAATTGCAGCTTCTCTTCCAGCTAATTGCATTCTGTTATATACAGGAACTTTTTTGTGTGCTTCGGAGTATTTATTTAAAGCTTTATCAATGTTATTTTCATATTCTTTTTTGTACTCTTCAAAAGAAATATTTGGATTATCTCCTTTATAATGAAACCTAGCATTACTTTGGATATTTTCTAACATCTCTTTTTCAAAACCATAGTCACTAAGTAGACTATCTAACAATCTCCTAACTTTAGGTGCTACAAACTCTGCACCAAATCTACCACCTCTTTCTGCCATACGGTGTGTCAAATCACCTGCATGTTCTAATGCATAAGGCATAACTCCACCACCATAAATTTTTTGAGCCTCTACCATAGCAAGTTCAGGTTCACCCCTTTGAATATCTGCTAGTTTTGTAAAAGCATCTTCAACTTCTGGTTCAATGTCAGGATTCTCTCTTGACTCAGAAAGACCTAACTTCTTTTTTATTCCGCTTAAAAAACCTTTTTCTTTTTCAGGCTCTCTTCGAGGTTGTACTTTATATTGATAAGGATCTACACCCTCTTTTCCTGTATATTCAAACTTACCACCTTCTTGTTGAAGCATAGTAGTACGGGAATCAATGGGAAAACTTTTTTCTCTTTCTTTTGCAGAAAGATTTCGCCTATATTGAGCAAGCCTAGCTTCTATTTCTCCCCCTGCACCACGATAAAAATTTGTTTCGATATCAAAACTTTCTTGTTCTAGTTTATATAAATCACTTGAAATTTTATTAAGAGCTAAATTATATCTATTAACCTCTTTATCAAGATGTCTTAAAAGCCGATACCTTCCGTATGCCTCTCTTACTTCTACTACTGGAACATCATAGTCTCTTGCAATAGAAGCCCAAGATGGTCCCTCATAATCCATTTTTTCTTCATTATAAGGTTTTAATTTGTAAATTGCAATTTGATCAGATTCAGATAAATTTTTTAAAGGTTTGTTAGCAAATTGCTCACGCATAATTTTTCTTTGATCAACTGCAGCATTTAACTTTATGTCTAGTTTCTCTTCTTCTTTTTTTAAAGGGGCTATTTTAGTTTGAATTTCTTTTGATTTTTTTTCAGTTAAAACATTTGGAATAAATTTTGCGCTTGCGCCACGAACAAAACCCTCTTCATACTGAACTATATGTTGTATTTCATGGATAAGGGTACTTTTAATATCTTCGTAATTTTTAAATGCAGATAAATTTACACTTATAGTGTCATCTCCAGCAGAGCCAAGAAGATTAGGTTGACTTGGATCACTATAAAAAATAACATCTACGTCTTTTAAATCAGGGTACTTTCTAAAAAACTCCTCGTGTTCTAAAACTTCATTAAGTTTTTTATACTTTCCATCCTCTCTTTTAAGAGGAACTTTACCCAGCTCTTCAAAAAAACTAGATGATAAATTAGGATCGTCAGCAGGGTCAGTAGGATTTTTATTAGTTTTAAAAACAGATTTAAAATCTTTTAGATTAGATTTGCTATCGTCTATTTCAAAACGCCACTGCCCATCTTTTGGATCTACGTACCAACCAGTTTGTTCCCAGATTTTTTTATTTGTAAAATAACTATCTTGTACGTTTGTAGGGTCTACATTAGATTTCTTTAAAAGTTTTATTGCCTTTTTAAGGTTTTTATCTTTTGCAGTACCTTCTGCACCAACCCCACCAAATATCCTTAGTGCACCCTTTGGCACATCAAAAGGTACGGATGCAGCACCTGCTCCAGAAGCTAAAGAAAACACATCACCTAATGTTCCTTTTGGAGTAAACATAGTTTCTCCAAGATCTTCTATAGCACCTATTGTAGCAGCACGGGCAAACTGCCCCATTTGTTCTTTAGTGGGTAGCTTAGGATCTTCTAAATACTCTGATACAGATTCTTTTATAGTAGGAATAGCTTCTGTTATTTTTTGTCTTGTAGTTCTTTGATCAGGATTTAGTCTTACAATGTATGTACCAAGCCTACCTTGAAAAACAGGATTACCTGCATCATCTTCTCCTACTTGAATATCATCTGTACTAGATCCTTTTGGTCTTTGAAAGAATGGAACAGTTTCTAAAGGATGTATAAATTTTTCCTCATCATTTTCTTCTCTTGAAAGAGTTGACATTTGTTCAGCAATATTTTTACTGCGCTGTCTTTCTAGCTCAGATTGTGGACCAACTGTTCCCATAGCTCTTTTAGTTTGTTGAGATAAACCTCCTTTTTCATAGCCAACTTCTAAACCCCCTCTATTTCTTCCTGCAAAAGTAGATGGAGCTTCTGCTGCTTCTGCACTAAAGTAGCCTTTACTTTCTTTTGGTATAAATGTTTTAAATACGGGATTAGAATCTTTATTACTTTGAGCTATTTTATAAGCATCTCCATCATAAGTAATTCTTCTAATAGCTATAACATTATCTAAAGTATAATTATATTCGTTTTCTTTTACAGAAACTTCACCTCCACCTTGATTTCCGCCAAGCACATTTATATACTGACCAGAACCTTCATCTACAATTCTACCACCTGCATAAAAAGTTACATGATCTCCTATTCCATCTTTGTTCCAATCAAAAACTACAATATCCCCCTCTTGAACATCCTCAAGCTCTACAGGTTTACCATAGTTTTTATATTCATTAGCCCTAAGTCTTTTATAACGGTCTTTAGATTTTATTAAATCTGCACCCATTTCTGTAAGAATATGATTTACAAAAGCAGCACACCAAGCAACTTTAGTAGGATCATAACCTGTATCCCCACCCACTGCGTTGTCAAAAAAACCTTTAATAGTTTTTTGATGCTCAGGGTTGTTTTCATCTAATCCAGTAGCAATTTTAGTTTTACCTCTGGCTCCACTTTGTTTTTCTTTAAGAAGATAACCTAGTTCTAATACTTTATCTACAGGAGTAAGTGTTTCATAAACACTAGGTAATCCTTCAGGCCTTGCTCTAGGTCTTAAAATACCTTCTTCAGTTGGTACTTCTAAATTAAGTTTTTCTGAAACTGCTTTTTTAATATTTTCTGGAAGTTGTAGTTTATTGACCTCTTTTTTAGTTTTTTCTTGACGAAAAATTTCTTCTGTTTGTCTTGCAGAAGCTTCAGGAGTATAGGGTTTACTTGTAGTTGGGTCTATTACAGCAGGGTCAGAAAACCCAACTGTTCCTATAGCTCTTTCAGTTTGACTAACCATTAACTTTTTCTCTTAATCTTAACAAAGAACGCAATGCACGTATTTCTCCTTGAAGCCTGTATATCTCGTCAAGATCACGAGACTGCTCAAGGGACACATGAGTAAAAGCAATCCGTTCAGCGATTTCTTCGATAAACGGACTGTACAATTCAGGATTGTTGACAAAGGGTTTAAGCGTATTATTCACAACAAGTTTCATTTACTGTATCGGTTGTTCGCCAGTATTGCCTGAGAAGCCCTGTTCTCCTGGCTGAGGCGCTGTTCCTGTTCCTATGGTACCTCCCCCACTACCTTGGGTATCCTGTACCTGTACGCCAGCAGGAGCGCCCTGTGGACCTCCTACCCCTGGTTCAGGCTGTGGTGGTGGATTAGCTTCTTGGAACTTTTTAAGAATCTCAGCCTGTACTGCAGCCTGTGTCATGTTGTTACCAACTTTATCAGGATCAAGATCCATAGACTTAGCAATCTCACGTACAATATAATCCATACGTGCAAATGGTGCCAGTGCTGGGTTTTGTACAACTTGCAAGAACTGCATCAAGCGTTGACTACGTACTTCATTGGCCATCAGGCTTTCTGTACCACGAGCTTTAACTTCTAGGTCTCCTTTAATTTCTTTATCAAAATCAAACTGCATGTTAAAGTTAAAAAATGCCTTACCAAGTGGAGCAAGCAGATAGTCATCTATGTTTTTAACCACATTCCGTATACTACCGTTGGCAGCAGACATAAGCATAGAAATACCAGAAGCGGTACGACCCACACCAGATACTCCTGTTTGACCATGAGCAAACGAAGGAAAACCAGTAGACTCATCAGCTAACACCCTTGCTTTGTCAAACATCTGCATATTTTCGTTTGATACGTTTGGAAACTTAGTACCAAAAATAGCCTGTCCTGGTGCTCCGCCTTGACGCCTAAAGACTTTCCCAGGATATACAGACAAGTCCTGACCAGGAACTAGATTAGTTTCGTCTACCTCAATAAGCAAGTTGCCTGACAGCGCAGCATTATCTACAGCCATACGCATAAACCCATTCATAAGAGTTTGCGTATCATCCATATTTTCTGCAATACCTACCCCAAAAATACTGTAAGGATTCATTTCATAAGGAGCAGCAAAGTATGGAATATAAGCAGGAGTAAATGGATTCATTACCAATCGCAACACCTGACCGTTACAAATCCAAACATTTACACTTAATTGTTCAGCATCTTTAAGGTCTTTTGGAATATCAATATCCTGTTGTTCAAGAATTTCTGTATCTACAAAACCCCAAAACTCTAAAACTTCAAAACGTTCTGATTTAGACTCCTGAGAGTCATCTTCCATAACTTGCTCCCACCATTCCTTTGTGTAAGATTCACCAAGGCGTAGTGCATTGTCAATTGCATTTTGACGAAAGTACGGACGATTTTTTAGTGAACGTAATTGTGACCTAGACATCTTATGTCTTTCAATTACATATTCTGCTTCTTCCATTGTAGCAGCGTCTGGATCAGGATAAAAATTCCAAATAGAAACAGAAGTAGTTTGAGGAATAGTTTTAAATACAGGAGAATAGTTTCCATCCTCATCCCAGTTTGCATATTCTTTATCTACTGCAAATGGACCTTTCATAATACCAGTGCCAAACAAAGCAGACTCAAATGCAGCGGCACGTAAATGTTTTTTTGCATGAGATTCTTCTAGTTGGTCATGTATTTTCTTTTCCATCTTTTTAGCTGCAACTTCTGCAGGAAAAAACTGAGGAGAAGTAGGAGTTTTAGCATATCCAGGTTTTACTTTATCAATTACTGGCGAAAGAGTTTTTTCTAAACCTGCTAAACGTTCTCTAAACTCTGGGTAAGTTTCACCAGGAAGTAAATCAGGCACAGACTCATTAGCCTTTACCTGATCAGGATTTGTTTCAAAATTTACAACTTCTTCTACGTTATCAGGAAGCCTAGTTGGATCAATACTAATAGGAAATTTATTTCCACCAAAAAGAACATCTGCAATTTGTCCGTATGCAGCAAGAACTTTTGTCTTTGTAACTTTTACAAAAACTTGAGATTTTTCTGTAGAAGTAAATTGTACATCAGGCCCATAAATACCTCGATAGTTTCTATAAGCTTGTATCCAACGTTGTTCTTCTGTTTCTCTGGCTGTTTCAGCTTTTGAGTATTTTTCTTCTACAAAAGAAATAATTTGACCAATTTTTGGATCAGAATATTCTTTTGGTTTTACATCATCAATAGAGGAACTTTCTACTCTATCCATGATCATTTCTTCAAAGTCTTCTTCCATATTTTACCCTTAATAGCCAAATCTTGAGTCGGCAGCTTGAAACCCTGTCTTTAAATTAGAGACATCAAAGTCAAATAAATTACTTCTTGGTCTTGTCATTATACCGTATCTTAAAGCATCATACAAGTGGTCTTCTGCATTTGTATCTACATCTTCTGGATTATTTTTATCCAAAGGTATGGCAGGTAGCTGAGAAATGGTATGCTTACAAGTGTTAAAAAATACGAGTCTTGGTTCTTCAGTAAACTCATCAACTTGGAGTCTTCTATGAATTTCATTTTTACCCGCAACACGAGATCCCCTTGATCTATCTGATGGTCTCCATCTGCACCCTTTTATAATCATTTGTTCGGCTAGACTAGGACCAGTATCACCACGATTATGCCATAATGAGGAGTCTAAAACTCCATATCGCATTTTTTCTCCATCTTCTATATCTAAAATCATATCTGCAAGGTTATCTGCAGTAATTTTAGAAACATACAACTCTCTATAAACTACAAGTTGCTCTGCTGGAGTTACGGTAAACCAAAGAACTCCTGTATGAGAACCATATCCATAGTCACAAGCTCTAAACTTTACCCAACTGTTTGGTATGTCATAAGGTTCTACAACGTGTATATTACGATTAAATTCAGGAAACGCTGCACCCTCATTTATATCCCAATCACCTTCTAGCAATTGCCTTCTTTGATGCTCTGGCAACGACAAAAGGTTGGCTTCATACATACCATCTTCTGCCAGATAGGGATTATCAAAGAGGGTGGCTGGAATAAATTTACGTTTGAACAGAGGCTCACCCTCTCTACTATGACCTTTCGGCCAAGTAATAACATTACCACTTTCTATATCTGTAGCCCAAAAAGACTTATTGTGAACTCCAGGATCAATAAAGGTTTTTTTAACCCAACTATGACCTGGCCCCCCTGGGTTTGAAGTAGCTCTCATGTACAAGGGTAGTCCACTAGCTTTTGTACTACGCAGACGTGACCTCATATAGTTCCAAGGATAAGGAGTAGGCCATTGAGTAAGTTCGTCAAATCCAATCCAGTTAAATGCCTGACCTTGGTAACGCATTACGTCATCATCACGGTCTAGGTATGACATCCAGAGAGTTGCTCCACTAGGTGCTACCCAAGTCTTGTCTCTCTCCATAAACTTAATTCCAGGAATTGCTTTGGGGTACAACTCTTTTGATACTGAAACAAGTTCTCTTAATTCTTCTGTGCTTCTACGTACAAGCAGCATACGTGCCTGAGGGTTATTTAAGTAACGTACTGGGTCAGCAACCATTGCGTAGGATTTACCACCACCAGCACTACCTCCGTACAATACTTCTTGTTCTGTGGCAGAAAGAAAATCTGTTTGAGGTCCAGGATTAGGTTGAAAGATTATTTCTCGTACAGCTTTTTCTACATCAATTGATGGGGGCAATGGCTGCGCCGATACTACCTCTTCTGATTTTCTCTTCAAGCTTTTCCGCCTTTTCGAGAGCCTTTTTGTATCGCTCGGCAAGGTAGCGTTGGTTTGAAGCTTCTCTCTTGTACTTTTCTTCAAGTTTAACTCTCTTGTATAATCCTACATGTGACATATACCTACCTGATTCGTTACTTAACCAGTTTGCTACATCTCTGTAACTGTACTGTTTAAGAAACTTTTTAGCTTGTTCATAAAGTTCAAGCTCATCTTGTATAGGTAAAAGAATCTCAGGATCATTAGGATCTTCTTCGTATCCAAAAGGAATTGTTCTGCCCACTCTAACCAGAGGGTACCAGACTTTATTTCCATCTACTCTTTCTGGAGCAGGAAGTCTCCAAGTTTTATGTGTCTTCATTTTCTTTAGGGGGTAAAATAAACAAAGGACTGTCTGACTTTACCTCAACTTTTTCTGTCTTAGCAAATCCAGCTCTGTCCAAAAAGTCTTTAGCAGCAGCCATCTTTTCTTTATTTCCCAAGTCTGTAGGATTTTGAAGTATTTCCATCATAGACCAAGCTGCCTGTGGTCCACGAGTTGCAATAAACTTTTTAGTAAGTTCTGCAACCTCATCAATCAGACTGTTCATAACGGTTGTTGAAGATGTACCCTCAGCATATCCAGCAAGCTTAATAGCTTTAACTGGATTGCCTTGGGCTTCTTCAAACAAGACATCTAAAAACTTTTGCTGTTTTTCAGTAAGGTTTTTTGCCATTTACTTTTTCTTTTTCTTTTCTGCAGCACGTATTTTAGCACGTTCTACTGCAGTTAAGGGTCCAAATTTTTCTAGGGCTTTTTTAGCTGCAGCATTTCCAGGATTATTAATAACTTTTTCTAAAGCTGCTTCTCTACGTGCACTAGCTGATGGTTTAATAGCTTTCTTAGTATCTTTTACAAGCTGATCAACAGGGCTTCTAGAAGGAGCAAACATTTTTGGAGAATCCAACATAGAAGTTCTTACTTTTGGTTGAGATGCAGTTTTAGTCGTTTTTGACTCTGGACGAGCTTTGGGACGAAGAGAAGTCGACAAAGGCTTACTAAGGTCTGATGCATAAACAGCAGCCATAACCTTTCCGTTTTTGTCTGTATAGTACAAAGCTCCTGCTTTTTTAGCTGCAGCAATACTTTTATATTTACTTGCTTTAGCTTTTTCTGCAGCAACAGAAGAACCCTTTGCTTTAATTTTTGCATTAAGATATTCACGTAAAGTAGCCATTATTTTTTACCTCGTTTTTGTGTTCCTGGGTTTGACGCACCACATTTAGCCATGCCACCTTTCATATACCCCATTTTCTTCTTAGCCATACCACCACCCATGTAGCCCATCTTCTTAGCTACCTCTGGTGCTTCTTTCTTTAGAGCTTTCATACCTTTGTTCATCATTTCTTTAGATCCTTCTTATGAAATAACCGTTTGCTACTTGCTGTATGTTTTGCACCCGACATAAGATTACCTTTAGCGTCCTTATGTGTAGCACCTTTATATTCTTTACCATTCTTGAAGTAATGTTTTACCCCTGCAGCCATTTCTATTCTCCTATGCTACCACAAAGTCTACTATCTGTCCCTGCGGCACTTTGTTCATGTTGTGTGGATGATAAGCATAAATACTCTCATTCTTAAACTGTTCTGCTCTTTTATCTATAGCCTTATAAGACTCTTCTACTATTCTTTGCTTCTCAGTAGGTACCTTATCAAAAGGCATCTGAGGCAAAGGTAAATAATCTAAAAGACCTAAACTTACATTCATTTCTTTTTCTTTACCATTCCACCTTTAGCGGCTCTAAAGGGTTTCGTCTTTTTTGCAATGCTTTTAGGTTGAGCCACAAACTGCTTACCTGCCTTCGTGCCTTGTCGTTTAGCTCTGGTTGTAGCGGCATACTCACTGCTGCTAAGAGACTTAATAGCTGAAGAAGGAAGGTAACGTTCACCAGTTGCTTTTGGTCCTTGAGTAGAAGGCTTACCACTCTTGGTTCTCCACTTTTGTTTTGTCCAGTTTTTTAAAGACTTTTGAGATTTAGCGAGGGACATTACTTGTAGCCCCCGCCTTTAGCCTTGTATTGTTTTGCCAACATCTGCGCTTTACGTGCTGACCATTGACCAGGAGCACCACCTTTACCACCAGCTTTTATACTATTGAATAAACTTTTACGCATACTGGGTTTAGTATAATTACCGGCTTCGTTTACTCTGCTTGTAGCTGCACCACCAGTAGAATAACCCTTAGTACGCTTCGTCACCGTAGATTTTCGAGTAGATTTCGCCACGACTTATTCCCATATCTTTGAGAGCTTTATCTGACATATTATTTAGCTGCCAGTATGCTACTCTTTTTTCGTTTGTTTCTTTTATGAAATCATAAATACGTTTAAACATTGCACTATCTCCTTTTGTTTCTGTGCGGAGATAGTTATAACATATTTAGTTATATCATAAAATAATTAATATTGCAACCCCGTTATGCAATTAACGCCTATTAGGATTGTAGTGCTCTTCTACAGAAATAGTAACACCTATAGTACCGCCACCATTAAAGCAAGTTATCTTATCACCTTGATGTAAGTACAACCTATCAGACGTAATCATGTTATACACATCGTTACCACCAATAGATTTATTATTCACAATAGTATAGTAGGCGTTATCTTCTGCGTGATACCACTGAATAGAAACATTATCTGTAGATGCGGCCCCATTACTTATATGTAAAAATGTAATAATAGCATCGTGATTATCAGGGCAAGTATACAATACATTACTACTTGCCCCACCTGATGTGGCTGTAACTGCAATACTTTCAGTTGCGGTATTGTAAGGAAGTGCTACCATTATGAGCCTTTTACCCATTTTTTAGAAGGAGACTTTGTTTTACTGGGACTCCACTTAACCTTGTCCGCCCAATAAGCTGCAGACATTTTACCTTTTGAGATATTCTTAGCGTGACGGGACTTAAATGCTTCACGTTGTCCAGCAGTCTGGTTAGTCTTTACACCTTTTTGACCAAACTTAATATACTTATATTTACCACCCTCAGAGGCCATAACGTGATGAGATTTACCACTGCTATCGTTTAAACGCTGAGGTTTGTTGACTGCTTTAAGTCCCACCTCTTTCATTTTAGTTTTAACTCTTTCAGGTATAGACATTAGCGTTTTCCTGCATTCCTGTTTCTAGGGAAAGATCTGTTTGCACGTTTTGTAGTTACAGACAAATTCTTTTTAGAGTTATCTTTAGGATTACCATTTTTATGATTGACATCTTTGCCATCACCTTTACGAACTACACCAGCTTTAGCTAAAGCATTTCTGGCAGAGTTACGAGAAGCTCTGTTTTTCTTTTGCTTTGAACTACTGTGGTAGTTTTTATATTCGCTTTTATAGTTTCTCATGGGCCTAAACTACAGGGGGAACAAGGACGGTTCTCTTTTTACCCCTGCCTTCTATTATAAATTCATCTACTAAACTTATACCGTCAAATTACATCATTTCAAAGTGAGGTGCATCAATAAAGGGTCTACGTCCTTCAGAACGACGAAGATCAATATAAGCATTCATAGCATCTTCTGCACTACCCTCATAAAGTCTGATATCTCCCTCAGACCAAGCAGCTCCCCACTTTATTGCTACAGAGTGTCTACGAGCTGCTTCTGCCATTGCATCACAAATATCATCATAAACATTTAGTTCCCAAGAGACATTAGAGCCAAAATAAGCAACAAGGTCTACAGCTCTACCTTCAAGATGCTTAGACTTCATTGTTTGTGATCTACCAGACTCAAAAAGTTCTTTTTGTTCTGCTAGAGTACGAAGTCCATAAGTAACTCCAAAGTCTACCTTTGTAAGCTTAATAGCTTCCAGTACCACATTTACCAGATCTTTTTCTACACCTTCAAGTTTACGAATACTTCTTTCGCTAAGTTTAAATGCCATTATTTTTTCTTTCTTGCTACAGTTTTCTTTTTCTTTTTGGGCATAGCTTTTAGAGGCACAGCTCCTACAGAAATAACTATTGCCATCTTACCTTTTTTAGGAGTAGGTTTCTTAACCATTATACATCTATTCCCTTTGATTTAGTTATGGACATATCTACACATTTTAAAATAGCAACTGCTGATGGATCAGGTTTAGTGTTTTCAAGCTTTATCATAATTTCTTGACGAACAACTTCACACATTTCTTCATTGGGAAACAGTGCTTGATTGACTATTACCTGGTGTTGTCCCTGAAACATTAGCATTGTTAGTAGTACGTACATTTGGGTTTCTCCTAAAGAGGAGTAAAATAAAATTCAAACAACCTCTTGCTATTTCTGTTGGGGTAGGTAAAAGCCATCCAAGAATTAATAATAAAATAACCCAAGGTGGTATATTAGTATTTAGTATCTGCAGATTATCTACTACACCCGCCTCAACTTCTTTTGTTGTATTTACTACATCCCTACCTGCATTTATTTCTTCTTCAAAGGTAACTGCCGACTGCCTATTCTCTTTGCCTATCTGAGCATTTGAATTAACTGTTGGGCCTCCACCACCTCCTGATAAAAGACCTAAGCTGCTCAATCCGCAACTTGATAAAAACAAAAATAGTATTAGCCATCTCATTTTTCATTCTTTACTACTCGATCAGTCTTAGCTTCTTTATTCATCCAGATACCAAAACAACCTGTTAGTGCACCCATACAAACTGATACCAATCCAGCCTGTGATGTAGTTGGTTCTGGCAGAGACATAAACCAATGTACAGACTGATAGGTTAAAATTGTAACCACAAGCATCATCAATCTTGGAAATACCTTGTAGTCGTCTATAATCGTACTAGCCATATTCTCTCTTTCTATCCGGTTCAAACACGTCATGGGCCTCAAGCATACCCTCCAGATACATAGCTCTCTCTACATGATCTAAAGTATACTTAATGCCTGTGTCTTGGAATATCTTTTCTCTTACATAAAAAACGTCAGACCTTGGTATGTGAACTCTTCTAAGTCTACCTTCGTCTTCACTTGCAAGAGCTAAGTAAAATTCTTCTATTACTTTATCTGAAGAATACAATTTTGGTTTTGACATGCTAGTTATATCCTAATGTGTACTGAAAGTCAACCCTTTTTAGTTAGGAGACGACAAAAAAATTAGATACATCCTACTATAGTACTACTAAAGTACTCTACTATAGTAAAATACTACAGTAATATACTATAGTAACTTTAAATATATAACAAAAATAATAAAACTACTCTAGTATACTACAGTATATACTATATGTTATACTAAAGTACCCCCTTCTGTCAAGTGTTTTTTTAGTTATTTTGTAATTTTATTGATAAATACTTAAAGGCGCCACTAAAATTTTAGATAACAGGGGTAAAATACCTCTAGGAGGCTCTCAGAAGCTCCTACAGTGGGGTAAAAGCTAAAAAATGACCTGGGGTAGCCTACAGAAGTTTGGTTACTGTAGCCCCCTTTATATCTCTTGTAACAAATTATAGCTTTTTCTTATGCTTTATACTTATTTCTTATACAAAATTTGTGATCACAAAGTATTTTGACCATTTGGTTAACAACTTGATTTTTCCCATCTCTGGCAAAGGGGGTATATACGTTACGTAGTACGGGTGGGTGGCCCATGCCCCCGTAAGCATTGCTGACCTATCCTATCGGATACAGAATATATTCCTTTTCGTA